CTTATCTTGATCTACATACATGCTATATTTAGCTTGTATATATTGACCATCGACAACAAACTCATATTTACGAGTAATAGTCTTTAAATTACATTCTATATAATCACTATTTACAAGTACTGAAGGGGTTGGATTACCATTTTCATCATAACCACCCTCTGTTTCTGTAATAAATGATATATAGCCTGTTTTAACCATTAAAAGACCCTCCTATAAATCCAAACGTTCCTTTGCCTATATATTTATCATCTTCATATTCCTTATAAATAGCATTTGCAAAATCGAGTAAACCTTTCTTTATTGCTAAAGCTTGATTTATTCCAACTTCTTGTTCAGTTATACTAGGTTGTGAATACAACCAAAAATGAACATCAGCAGTTGCTAACCTATAAGCTTGTGTTATTGAAACTGCAAGCGTATAGTCATCTGAAATAGTTAAACCCCTTTCAATTCCAAACTTCTCTATTAAAGAAGCTGGAATTGGAAAAGAATTTAATGATATCAAAGCCTCCGAGATAGTCATTCTACCAAGTTGTATTGTTAACTTTTACATAAACATTATCTGCATAAGTATCAATAACTGGCATCCCTTTAAATTTAGAAAGTGTTTTCTCTAAATCAGGATCAGATTGATATAATCTTTCGATTGTGTAAAAATCTTCACTTACAGAAATAATATTTGGATTAGAAACTAATCCTTTAAATTGGAATGAACCAACTTTAGTTTCTGCTGTAAATACTGCAACACCATTCGCAAATGGATTAGCTGTAGTCGTAGTTCCGTTCGCTAATTCACGAGATACTTTCTCATTGACTACCTCAAATTTAATGTCTGAAGCGAAATATTCGCTTAACATTGAATTAATAGTATCAATTGTTGGAACACCTTGCAAATTCAAAGCATTTTGAACGTAAGTAGCAGCATATTTCTGAACTTGCGTATTCAACTGAACGTATTTAAACCAAGTTTTGTTAATCTTGATTTTAGTAACTACTTTACCGTTTGTTTCAGCTAAATCGACAATGTTTTCTATGTCAGTTATAATAGTAGCTGCGATATTTGACCATGCGGTTGTAATACCGATAGTAGCCGTTGCATTATCTACTTTTTGCCATGTTGATACTGGATAAGTGATATTTGCTAAAGATGCTAATTGTGGCGAGTTGGCAGCGACATAACCGAGGTTACATGCACTTGACAATAACGCCCAACTTAAATAGTTAGCTTGTGATAAAGCTGCATTTCTAGTAAATTCAATATCATTACCCATCCAATTGAGGATTTGAGCGTATTGATCAGGACTTGTAAATTGAGCAGATTTTGCTTGCAGTTCGTTAAATTCCTGTATTTCACTTTCATCTTTTATTCGAGCTACTTTAAATACCCCGAAACCTCCTTGTACAGTTTCCGTTCCTTTTCTTGATTTAATAGGAGCAGATGAGCCTAAAGCGGCTGGGTCTGATGCGACATTAACCGCATAACTTTGGTTTCCTAATGTTTTCCATGAGTCAGATAATTGCTGAACTACAGGAAAATACTCTTTCCATTTTGATACAGGTGCTGGTATACGTCTAAAATAAGCGTTAATCTCAGCTTGCCCTATTCCTGATAACATTTTTAATAATCTAGTTGGCATAATTTCTATTTTTTAAGATTAATAACTTACTTCGTCTATATTTTTCAATAGATCAACATATTCGTCTCCAATAACACCAGCTACTACAGTTGCTCCCATATATGCAGGGATAGCTTCAATAACTTTTGTTTGGTCAACTTTAAATGCTCGACCTGAAATACAAAACGGTGTATTTTTCAATGAGCTTACACTAGCATCATTTTTGTTAGTTAACGAAACCTTTTCGTCAATACCACCTACTACATAATCATTTGTAATTGCAGCGGTATCATCTAGCGTACTTCTTATTTTTTCTGCTACAGCAGATTTATCGTCTCCAGCTTCAACTGCCACTGCAATTGTTAATGGGGTACCTGTTAAATCTGCACCTGTTACAATAACTGAAACATTACCAGCACCGTCAATAGTACCTACAATAGTTGCTTCAGTTTCTTGATCTTCCGGTCCTGAATGTATTTCAGTACTTGTTGCGTCATCAGTTAATCCAGTACATGTATCGTTTGCGTAAGCTATATTAAATGTTGCGTCCGTTTCTGTTGTTTCTGCTGACATTTGATAAATATACGCTCCTGTTGCGGGTGTATCAATTGCAGTACCAACGGTTATTGCATCTACTGTAGCTGTAGCTGTAATATCAGTAATAGCATAAGCCAAACCGCCTACCTTTGTTCCGATAAAATCACCTACTTTAAAGTTGTGATCTCCTACAGTTACATTAATAACAGTAGTCGTAGACCCTGTTAATACAACACCCTGCTTACACACTTTTCTTACTCCTGTTGTAGGAGCACTTAAAGGGGTTGCTTGCTGAATTACATTAGCATCTATAAGACTTGATAATTCAATACTCGCACCTCCCGGTATGTCTCTAGCTTTCTCAATATTTATGATATTGATTTTAGTCGAAACATCACTTGTTGTGGTTATTGCTTCCATTTGTTAATTTTTAAATTATTATTCTTTTTCTTTGTCTAAGGCTTTTTGCTCGTCATGAGCTGCCATAGCTTTTGCAAAAGTTGGGTTTAACTCTTCTTTTTCGGGTTGTTTAACATCCGGGTTTGGAATAGCTGTATTTAATCCCTGCTCTTTGTCTTTTTGTTCGAATGCTGCAAAGTTTGTCTTTGTAGACTCGAAATAAGAATTAAAAGCCTCGTCATTTTCAAAATTCATATGCTTAAAGCCGGATAGAATTTGATTTTTATATTCTGGCATAGCATCCTTTAAGATAACTCCTAGTTTTTCGCTTCTCGTTGTGGCGATTTTTTCTCCATTCATACTCGATAATGTTTCCATTATCTGTTTATTCTGTTCCATTAAAGCAGAAACTTCGGGACTAATTCCTTTTTTCTCATCCTCTTTTTCTTTTTCAATCTTAGCCAGTCGCTCTGTTTCAATTTCTGCGGGTGTTTTCTCCACCTTCTTAAAGTTTTTTTCAGTATCTTCTTTGACTTGCTTTGCAATATGTCCGATATTACCTTGTAAATTTTCAATGTCCTCGGTAAAATCTTCTTCTTTTAGTTTTTCTTCAGTATCAATATACTTAGAAAATCTTTTTGCCATTTTTTCAAGCGTTTTGTCAGATACTTGCAAGTTTTGTCCTCGCTGTAGTTTTAGTTTTTCTAAAATCTTTTCGTACATTTTATTTATATTTAGTTATGAAATTTATTTCCATACGACAAAGATACAAATAAAACAAACGTAAGTAATTGATTATTAAAACTTTGTTGTGGTAATTTTATTATAATTTGATTTACATTTTGTTTTTACTTATCTTTGTGTATTGTTAAATTTAAACTTAAAAAAACATGAGAATTTATGTAAAAAAATCAAAAGACGGGTTTGTTATTTACAAAGAAACGCTTACACAATCTTTGATTAGTGATTTAGTAACTATGTTTGTTATGGCTTTTTTGATAGGCTTGGATATACTATTTTCAATATATGTAATTCACTTGGTTGTTACTGATGCTAGTGTTGTTATTGATGCTAGTGTTGTTATTGATGCTAGTGTTGTTATGTTGTTATTGTTTTATATTTATGCTATTGGTAGTAAAAAACAAGAAACCAAATCGAAAAAAGAATTAGAAGATATTATTAACGAAATCATAGATTAATTATGCAATCAGAAAAAGATAAGTATTTAGCATTGGAAAAAGTAAGTCATGAGAGCTTTACTATATATCCAAGTATTAAGAAAAAAGCCTTACAAATTGCTAAAAAGGTATTTGGCAATAGTAAAAGTAACTTCTCAAAGGTTTTAACTTATTTAATCAACAAAGAACATAACGAATTATTTGGAGAAAAATAATAACAATGTAATTATGAAAGAAACACACTTTGAAAATGTAAACAATATAGATCAAAAAAGCATTAAAGTTAAAAACAAGTTCTTTAAAAACATAGACAAAAAAGGATTAGTAACTTATGTTTGTGCTTTTTTAGAGGGTAAACATGAAGTTTTATTAAAAATGCCTATAACCAAATAAATAACCATGAATAAAGATGATTGTATTAATGATCTTGTTGAAAATGTAAGAATGTTCAAGTCTTATAGTAATATTATTCCAGATATATATTTAGATTATCAAAAGTACAATTACATAATTCATAACAAAGATAAAAAG